GAGGCGCAGGAGGGTCAGGCGGTGACGCTATGAACTCAGTCGGCGGCTCTCCTAGATATTTATCTCCATTTACTGTTCATAATAGTGGGCGTTATGGCTCTGGCGGTGGCGCAGGAATAACAATTTATGGCAACTCAGGAGGTAACAAAAGCGGCGGCGGCTACGGCGGTGGAACAGGAAACACCTCTAACGGCTCTGGAAATACTGGAGGCGGCGGCGGTTGTAAAAAAACTGGCGGTTCTGGCATAGTAATAATTAGATACCCATATGCGTAGGTAAAAAGATGGCACACTTTGCACAATTAGACGAAAACAATAATGTTATAAATGTTCTTGTGGTAGGCAATGATGATTGCGTAGATGAAAATGGCAACGAAAGTGAAGCTGTTGGTATAGCTTTTTTACAAGAAGGACTTGGCTCAGATACAATTTGGAAACAAACAAGTTATAACAATAATCTTCGTTTTCGCTATGCTTGTATTGGTGGTTATTACGACAGCGAACGTGATGCTTTTATGCATCCAAAACCTTTTCCGTCTTGGACGTTAAATGAAGAGACATTAGATTGGCAACCACCAGTTGATTACCCACCAGAATATTTTGAAAAACCTCATACTTGGGATGAAGAAAACAAACAATGGGTTGAGTTATAATGCTTGGCCTTACCTCAATAGCCGAAACAGCGATAAGTGCTTTAGGTGGCGAAGGTAACTTTGTTGTTCTTACTGCAGTAACTACGCAAGGTGTAGCTAATGCTCCTACTACCACAGGTATTGCTGCACCAAACGAACTTGTTGGACAGGCTGCTGCTGGGGCAGCAGGTACTATCACAGGTCAGGGTCCAGCAACTACTAGCATTTCTGGCCTAGCAAGTTCTACAAGTATAGCTGCATTAATATTTGATGCTGCAGCAAACACCACATCCCCTGCAGCTACAGCATCGACTGCAATTAATTCAACCACTCAAACAGGTGAAGCAGGTCCAACGTTAGCAACTGTAAATGCTCTTGGTTCTGCATTTGGAGATGTTGAATCATTAACAACACATAATTACACAATAACTGTAGCTAATAGTGGAAGCGGTAATAAGTTTTATATAGATGGTGTAGAAGCTGCTGAACTAACATTAGTAAGAGGCGCAACATACGTTTTTGACGTAAGTGACAATACTAATAGTGGACACCCTTTTAGATTTAAAGATGCACTTGGTGGTTCTTACACCACAGGAGTTACGGCTTCAGGAACGGCAGGACAAACAGGAGCTACAGTAACACTAGAGCTTCCATTGACTGGTACAATGCCAGCAAGATATTATTGCACCGTACATGGTAATGGCATGGGCAATATTGTAAGGACTGTTCAAAGCACCACAAATTTTACTGTAACTGTTTCAAATGTAGGTGGAGTTAACGTATTTGTTTTAAATGGTATAAACACTCCAACGCTGCAACTTTCTAGAGGAGTAACATACGTCTTTGATGTAAGTGATAATAGTGTCAGTGGACACCCATTAGCATTTAAAAATGGTTCATCATCTTATACTAGCGGAGTTACAGTAAGCGGTTCAGCAGGTAATACAGGATCAACTGTAACATTTGCTGTTCCTACAGACGCACCTTCTCAAGGACTAAGATATTACTGCACCTCACATGGCAATGCTATGGGAAATACTATAACTACCAGTAGCACTTCTTCATCTCTATTTGTAACTGGTCCAGCAAATTTTACAATAGCTGCTGCAACTAGCACCTTTAGTCAAACTGCACCAACGGTAACTGGGCCAGGAAATATACCGATAGGTAGTGTATTCGCTCCTGCAGTCAAAAATTCTGTTTCTGCTACTGGTGTAGTTTTTCCTTTTGAGGATTTTGCGGATCAGTTTAATAGGGGTAGAACAGTAGTTATACGTCCTGTAAACAAACACAGAGTAGTATATATAACTAGTTAAGGATATGACATGGCGTACAAATGGCCTGAAAAAGACCCTGACGAACAGCAAGACTTTAGTATAGACTGGTCTAGGTTCTTAGGTGATAACAATCTATCATCTGCTTTATTTTCTGTAGAAGATACAAACGGAAATAAAATACCAGTAGAAACAGCAACTACCGTAGATGGGTTACAGTTTTTAGCTACTACTACTTCTGGAAACGTAGCCACTGCACGTTTTGCTGGTGGTACAAATCATAAAAGATATAATATAACTTGTCGTATAACTACAACACAAGGACTAACATTTGAACGAACGGTGATATTACCGATTAGGGAAAGATAAATGGCTTACAATTTTCTTGGCTTAGTTAACGATGTTAACAACAGACTAAACGAAGTACAGCTAACTTCTACAAACTTTTCTGCTGCTGTAGGATACTACGGTTTAGCTAAAGACGCTGTAAATTCATCAATAAGACACATCAATCAAGAAGAGTTTGAATGGCCTTGGAACCATGTACAAGAAGAGCTAGTGTTAGCTGCTGGTACTATGAAGTATGCTTATTCACCAGATGCCAAAACAATAAATATGAACTCCTTCAGAGTAAAAAGAAATGATAGTCTTAATGTAGGAACAGAAAAACTTAAATCTTTAGTGTATGAAGAGTGGATAGAAAAGTATGCTGATGATGAGTTTAACACAGACGCAAACATACGAGGTGTACCAACACATATTGTAAGAACTCCGGGCAGAGAACTTATATGTCATCCTGTTCCAGATCAAGCATATACTATAGTATACGAATACTATACACTGGGATACGATTTAGTAAACGCACTCGATGTTCCTCCTATACCAGAGTCATACAGATTTGCCATAGTAGAAGGTGCAATGTATTATGCTTATCAGTTTAGAGGTGATACACAGTCTGCACAATTAGCTTTAAATAAGTTTGAAGAACAAATCAAATACTTACGCTCTATAAATATAAATAGAACACCATACCTAAGAGATACAAGAGTACATTTTTAATGGCAACACAATGGACTACATTTCCTATGGAGTTCAAAGGTGGGTTAATCTCCAACCTTACTCCACTACAACAGGGTACTAACGCTATAGGCTCTGCTACTATCTTACAGAACTTTGAGTCTGATAGAGAGGGTGGTTATAGTAAACTAAAAGGCTATAGCAAGTTTAGTAATACAGAAGTTCCCGGCGGCGGCGAAGTCTTGGCTATGAAAGTTGTATCTTCTGGCAGAGTTGTAACAGCTAGAAAGATGGACAATGCTACTGTAACAGAATATCAGACAGCTACCTCTACAGTAAACGGAGCAGTATCTAGTGCTACAGCAGTTGCTCTTGATAACAACACAGCTACAGCTATAGTAAATGGTGCTGTTAGTAATGGCACTACAGTAACCTTAGACAGAGCAAGAACTTTTGCAGGTGTAACAGGTGCTACTTCTTTAGCTGGTGCAAATGCTACGTTTAATATAACAAATACAAATGGTACATATACAGCGACACCAACTGCTCAAACTGGTACAGGATTTAAAGTTGGCGAAACAGTAACGGTACTTGGTGAAAACTTAGGTGGCACTACTCCAGCAAACAATGCAGTTATTACAGTTACTGGTGTTGGTTCGAGTGCTGTTACATATACAAATCCAACGCAGTCTGGCTATAGTGGTTCTGGTAGCAGTGCTACATTTAACGTTACTAAAACAGGTACTACATATACTGTAGCAATTACTGCAGCAGGTTCAGGATTTTCAGCTAGTGAAACAATTACTATAGTTGGTACACAGTTAAACGGTGCTACTACAGCCAACGATGCAACCATAACAATAACTACAGTAGATGGATCAGGTGGTATAACAGGAGCTACCATAGCAGGTACAGGTTTAGCTGAAGGACCAATATCAGGGTTTAATTTAACTTCTGGCAGTGGTGTAGTTTTTAGCGGAACTATTACCAAAGGAATGGTTATAACTGGCACTGGTATCACTGGTACAGTTACAGTAAAGACAGTAACTAGTCAGACTAGTATTATACTAGACACAGCAGTATCTTTAGCTGACAATGTTGTGCTTAGTTTTATCACCAACATAAAGGCTGGTATGTTTGTTACAGGCACAGGCATATCTGGTGTTGTAAAAGTAGCAACAGTAACAAATCAGAACAACATTGCACTTGATTCAGCACAATCAATATCAGACAATACTGTTCTTACCTTTGGTACATTTCATTCTAGTCAAGTTAATAGTACACTATACTTTCATGGCACAGGAACTACTTGGTCACACATAGGTACAAGCTCATCTACAAATACGCTAAAGGCTAGATACGCATCCTTTAACTTTACACAAGAAGACAAAACTATATTTGTTGACAGTAAAAGTTTTCCAGTAATATACAATTCTAGTGGAAACACCACAGTAAATTTAACATCATCTAACAGTTCAGATGTAGAAGGTGCAGAAAACGTAGCAGTATTTAAAAACCATGCTTTCTACTCTAAGGGGAGTAAGATATTTTTTACAGCACCAACCACAGTAGATGATTTTGCTACAGGTAATGGCGCTGGTACAATAAATGTTGGATTTGATGTTACAGGTATGATAGGCTTTCGTGAGCAGCTTATCGTCTTTACTACAAATACAATCAAAAAGTTAGTAGGTAGCACTTCCTCTGACTTTAAACTAGAACCTATAACAGATAAAATAGGTTGTATTAATCCCGATAGTATACAGGAATTTGGTGGTGACATAGCTTACCTATCTCCTGATGGTATACGTTTACTTAGTGCTACTGATCGTATTGGTGACCTTGCTCTTGACATTGCATCTGATCCAATATATAAGGACGCTAATGCTTTTATATCTCAAACAGATAAATTTTGTTCTGTATTAGTTAGAGGTAAATCACAGTATAGACTATTTGCATATATACCCTCTGTTAGTGCAGCTAATGGACAAGGCTTGATAGCAACTAAATTTGTAGCTCAAGGTGGTAGCGGTATAGCTTGGTCAACAACAAAAGGACTAAAAGTAAACGTAGCAGATAGCACATATTCAGGCGCAACAGAAACTATAGTATTTGCTAATGATGATGGTTTCTGTTACAGGATGGACTCAGGTAATTCTTTTGATGGAAATACTATAGAGTCAATATATGAATCTCCGTTTATGCCTATTACAGATCCGCAAATACGTAAGACTTTATATAAACTTACTTTATATGCAGAACCTACAGGTACTATGACTTTAGATGTTAACTTTAAAATAGACTTTGAAGGCAAGAATGATCTAGGAATAATACAACCAGATGTTATACAGATAGGCTCAACTGGTGGTGGTGTAAGTTTATACGGTGGATCGACTTCTGTATATGGAGGATCTGGTGTTACTTTTGGAGGAACCTTAGATAAAATATACAAAGAAAATTTAATAGGGTCTTTTAAAACAATAGCAATGCGTATTACAGACAACTCAATAAATCCAACCTTTACTCTTGACACAGCAGTGCTTGAGTATAGACAACATGATAGGCAGTAACAATGGCAGGTTATACAAGACAGGCATCAGCTAATATTACCACAGGAAGTGTTATTGACGCTGACGATTTTAATGATGAGTACAATCAGGTACAGTCAGCATTTAATGCTAGCACTGGTCACACCCACGATGGTACTGCAGCAG